GCCAACTTTGCGACCGCCCAGCAGGAGGCCATCCTCTTCTGGCAGTCCGTCTCGCGCCTCGCCGACACGCTGGCCGAGGCTTACTCCCGCCTGCCCCGGATGATGGGCGAGGCCCCGACGGTGCGCATCGCGCATGACCTCTCCGGGGTGCCCGAGCTTCAGACCGAGCGCCTGCCCCGGGTGGAGGCCGTCGAGCGGTGGGTGGCCCTGGGCGCCGACCCCGACGAGGCGGCCCGTTACGAGGGCTTCGCGGATGCCCCGGCCCTCGCCACGACCCCCGAGGCCCCGCCGCCCGGCGAGCCCCCGGCCCCGGGTGCGGACCCTGACGCCGAGGCCGACGCGGACATCATCGCGCAGGCCCAGGCCGTGCTCGACCTCGCGGCCGATGAGGACGCCGACCCCTCCGAGGTTGTCCAGGAGGCCATCGACCTCGCCCGCATGGTCGGGGAGCGGGCGTGAACTACGACCCGCCGCAGGGTGCGCGCAGGGCCGCCCAGCGGGGCCTCGACTTGCGCAAGGCGGGGCACCGCGGGGGCACGGCTGAGGGCGCGCGGACGGCCGGGGCGCTGGTGCGGGGCGAGGTGGGCGAGACGCTGGCGCGCAAGCTCGTGCGGTGGTTCTCCCGGTTCGGCGGCGCCAACCTCGACGAGGCCCGCCGCAAGCCCGGGTGGGGCTCCACGTCGGACCCGTCCCCGTACTACGTCGCGTGGCTCCTGTGGGGTGGCGACAGCGGCCACGCTTGGGCCCGCCGACTGCGCCGCGAGTTCAACGATGCCGACGACAGCTGAGACGCGGCGCCGCGCTGTGGACCGCTACGCCCGGCGCTACCGGGTCGTCTGGCGCCGCCTGCTTGACGAGGCCCTGGGCCGGTACCAGCGGCGCATCAAGGTGGTGCTCAGCCCTCAGCGGGCGGTGGTCCGGGTGCTCTCGGCCTCGGACCTGGAGCGCATCCTCGCGGCCCCCGAAGAGGTGGCGCGGCTGTTGGAGGACTTCCCCCGCGACCTCATCGAGGCCGCCCTCCGCGAGGCCGCGCGCCGCGAGCTCTCCGCGCTAGGCCGGGCTGCCCTCATGGACGCTCTCGACATCGTGCGGGCCTCCGAACTCAACCTCGGCCGGATGGTGGTCGCCGTCTCGGACTACACCCGGGAGCGGGTTGGCGCGGTCGTCTCCGAGGGCATCGACCGCGGGGCCTCCATCGCTGACATCCAGTCGGCGCTCCAGCGGGACCCCGGCTTCTCGCCCATGCGCGCCCTGCGCATCGCCCGCACCGAGTCGGCCCGCGCCGTGGCCGAGGGGGCGCAGATGGCCTACCAACAGGCGGCGATGGACGGGGTCGACTTCGAGCTCGAATGGAGCACCGCCGGCTTCAACGAGCGCCCCGAGCACAAGGCGCTCGACGGGCAACGGGTTGCGCCCGGCGGCCTCTTCGTGGTACCGGTGTCCCTGAAGGGTGACCCGGCTCTCATCGGCCGCACGGCCCCGGGCCCGACGCTCTTCGGGGTGCCGGCCCTGGACATCAACTGCCGGTGCACCTTGCTTCCCATTGTGAGGGACTGATGCCCCCCGTCTACGCCCGCGTCATCGCTGCCCCCGGCGCCGCCCTGCTTGAGCTCGCGGCCCGGTCTGCCCGGAGCGTGGGAGCCATGGCCGAGGGCGCCCGCCTGTCCGAGCGGGACGTGGTGCCCTACGTCACCCGCGGCGCGGACTGGGCGACCCTGACCGCCATGGGCGAGGCCGTGGGCCTCGGGCAGCGGGACCTCATGGGGCGGGCCGCGATGACCGTGCGCTCGGTCATGGAGGATGAGGAGCCAGACGGGCGCTATCCCTTCGTGATGTCCGACGACAAGCCCGACCGGGCGCGGGACATCGTGCAGCAGGACTGGGACCTGCGCGAGTTCGAGGCCAACCCGGTCGCCCTCTGGGCGCACGACTACAGCCAGCCCGCCGTCGGCACCTGGGAGGGCGTGCAGGTCCGAGACGGCCGCCTGCAGGGCGTGATGGTGCCCTACCCCACCGCCTCGTACCCCCTGAGCGTGACCGTGGCCGAGCAGCTGCGGGCCGGGGTGCTGCGCACCTGCTCTGTGGGCTTCGTCCCGAGCAACGTCCAGTGGCGGGGCTCTGAGGCCCTCAAAGGCTCCGACCTCTACGATGAGCGCGGCGGGCTCGTTTTCATGGCCCCGCGCCTCATGGAGTGCTCGCTCACCCCGCAGCCCATGAACCCACGGGCCGAGGCCCAGCGGTCCATCCCCCTGACCCCGGCCGAGACGGTGCGCGTCGCCGTCCAGACGGCCCGGGATGACCTGTCGAAGCTGTTCCCACCGGTCCCCGATGATGGGGGCCTCGCCGCTCTGTTCACCGCCCACAAGGGCTAAGGAGGGCTCCCATGCCCGCTGACATCAACAGCATGGCGGACCTCAACGCCTATGCCAAGTCCAACACGGCCAAGCTGGAGCTCACCGAGCGCACCCTCGCCGAGCAGCAGCTCATCATCGACCGCCTCGCGGCCGACCTGAGCGACACCCGCAAGGCCCTCGCCGCCCGCGAGGCCGCCGCGGACACCGCGCCCAGCCTCTCCGACAGCGACCGCGACCTCGCGCGCTTCATCGTCGACGGCAAGGTGGTGGCCCGGTCCTACGACAAGGCCGACCCCCGGCCCTCCGCGCGGCGCCTCCTGGGCCTCCTCGACAGCAAGCCCACCCACGAGTGGCAGGCGGACTTCCAGCGCGCGCTGGAGGACCACACCCTCGCGGTGACCGCCATCCACGGCGCGCAGGCCCTCTCGGACTCCGAGATGATGCAGCGCGGCTGCAAGCCCACCTACGAGGCCATCCAGGCCGTCTGGCGCACCGCCCCGGCCGCCATCCGCCGGGCCTTCGATACCGCGACCGGCAGCGGCGGCGACTTCATCCCGACGCCCCTGCTCGCCAGCCCGATGTGGCAGGTCGAGGAGTACGACCCCGACGGCCTCCTGAGCCTCTTCCCCGAGACGGCCATCCCGTCCAACAGCATCGAGCAGCCCCTCGGGACGCAGTACCCGGTCCCCTTCAAGCTGGTGGGCCAGACCGGCAACAACCCCAGCGCCTTCCCCAAGTCCAGCGTCGGCACCGACAAGCTGACCATCACGGCCACCGGCCTCGTGTGCATGGTCCTCATGCACGAGGACGCCACCGAGGACAGCATCGTCCCCGCGCTCCCCTTCATCCGCGAGGCGCTGACCCGCTCCCTGAGCATCGGAGAGCGGCTGTGCGTCGTCAACGGCGACACCACCGCCAGCCACGGCGACACGGGGCTCGCCAGCTGGGACCCCCAGGGGATGTTCGGCGCTGCCGGCTCCGGTGCGGACCACTACCTCCGCGCGTGGCTCGGGCTGCGGCACCTCGCGCTGGACCAGACCAACAGCGTGGACCGCAGCACCTTCAGCCTCTCCACCTTCGGTGAAGACCTCGCCAGCCTGCAGGGCCCGCGCGGCGGCCGGGGCGACGTGGTCCTGCTCACCAGCTGGCAGGGCTACGTGAAGAAGCTCGTGACCATGAGCGGCATCGTCTCCGCCTCGGACTACGGGAGCAACGCCCCCATCCTGCGCGGCGAGGTCGCCAACATCATGGGCGTCCCGGTCATCCCCACCGACGCGCTGACCGCCGACCTGACCGGCGCCGGCATCTTCGACGGCGTGACCATGACCAAGACCGCGATGCTGCTCTTCAACCGCCGCCTGTACCAGCGCTTCGTCCGCGTGGGCACCTCGGTGGACATCCAGCGCGACATCACGGTCGGCGGCACCTACCTGCGGGCGCGCAACCGGCGCACCTACCAGGACATGGCCAAGTCCGGCCAGAAGTGGGCCCGCCTCCTCGTCAACATCTGACCCCCTCTCGCCCCCTGGAGGCCCCCATGTCCTTCGTCACCCTCTGCTTCCCCCTGGACCAGACCACCGCCGGCACCGCCGAGACGGTCTACCAGACCATCCCGACCGGCGGCCCGGCCAAGTTCCGCGTCGTCGGCGCCACCTTCCAGCCGGACACCAACCGGACCGCCAACGACACCGACTACGCCACCGTGGCCGTCAAGGTGGGCAGCCAGTCCCTCGGCAGCTTCACCACGCAGACCACCGGCTCGGGCGGCAACGGCAACCTCGTGGCCGGCACCCCGGTGGCCTTCACCCTCACGAACGAGGAGGGCTACCCGCACACCGCGGGCAGCTCCCACGTCAACGTGGCCGTCACCAAGGCCGGCTCCGGCGTCGCCATCACCGGCATGGTGACCGTGCTGCTTGAGGCGGTGCGCGCGTGACCGGCGCCCCCGTCATGGACCGGGCCCTCCGCTCGCCCATGGCGGGGGCCTCGCCCGACACGGCGATGCTCGGCCTCATTGAAACCGGCGCCCTCGATGCGCACCTCTCCGAGCTCGCCATCGCCCCCACCGTCTCCCCGGCGGTGCGGGCCCTCGCCTATGCCCGTCTCCGAGCCCTGGAGGCCCCATGCCGGTCGTGACCGCCGCGCAGGTCCGCGCCGTCATCCGGGGCCCCGTCTCGGCCGACGACACGCTCATCGACACGCTGGTTGGCCGGGTGGACAGCGCCCTCTCGGCGTGGCTCAACTTCCCGGTACCCGACTCGGGCACCCGCACCCTCGGCGCGGCGACCTACACGCTGTACCCGGGGCCGCGCGCCATCGACCGCGACCAGCCCGCCATCCTCGCGCTGGCCGTCTCCCCGGTCATCTCGGTGACCTCGGTGCACATCGACCCTGACCGTGTGTACGGGTCGGCCGATGAGGTCACCAGCGGCTACCGGGACCTCGACGCCGCGGCGGGGCTCATCATCCTCCGCGACGACAGCCCCCTGGCCTGGGCCCGGTCCCTCCGCGCCAACCGGGTCATCGTCTCGGCCGGATGGGCGACCCTCCCGGGTGAGCTCGCCCACGCGGTCATCCTCCAGGTCGCGCACCTCATGGCCCACAGCACGGCCGCGGGCCGGACCTCCACCGACGACGGGCAGACGCGGGTGGACCTGCTCTCGCTGGACCTCC